CCATGAAACCCACTGTCACTGCTCAAACAGCTCGCGCAACTGTGCGCCCATTAAACCCACGCAGCGCCGATACCAAATTCATGGGCGATGAACCCACCTGGCGTGTACAACCTGTTTATGATCGGGTAAGTCAGCTGACCAAGGCCTTCAGCTGGTACAATTACTTTTATGGCAAAAAGGATGCTAGAGACATGGTGGTGAGCTACCTGGAAACTCACGGCCGCAAGAACGATGTGCGACTGCTGCGAGGTGTTCCGGATTCGGCACTGAGACTGACCACAGGCTGGCTGTGTCGCATGAGCCTGGTGGGGCTGGATCTGACCGAAGCAGAGCAGATTCAACTAGACAACATGTTGGCACAAACACTGGCTACCAAACAAGAAGCAGCAGCAGAAAAAACAGACACAGCACCTGCTAGGCAAACAATCCAGGACCGACTGCGAGAAAAACTCAGCGAGTGTGCAGGTGAGCTAGAAGGCTTGTTTGACGACTTTGTGATGTCTGGTGCCCGAATGAGTGCAGACATCAAGCCTATTACCATCATCCGTGGCAAAAACGTAGCACCACAGATGGTGAGCGAAATTGCCGCAGACTGGAAACGCAAGCTGACAGAATTTGAAACTGTGATCGGTGGCAAAGACGCTCAGCTGGCAGAAGGCTACAGCAACTTTACCAAGATTCAAATGCGTGGCATTGTGAAGTTCTGCGAAGCAGTGATCAATGACTGTGGTGCATACGTGCAGATCAAGAAAGTTGATCGCAAGCCACGCAAGGCCAAGGCCATCAGCCCAGAAAAACGTGCAGCCAAGTTCAAGTTTCAAGCAGAAATTGTGGATCTCAAAATCAAAGGTCTTGCTCCTGCGAACCTGGTGGACAAGAGTGAAGCCTGGTTGTATGACAGCAAAAAGCGCAAGCTGATCCATGTGGTTGCAGACTCGCATGTGGGCACATTCACTATCAAGAGCAACAGCATCATTGGTTTTGGCACAGCAGAAAGTGTGCAGAAAACTGTGCGCAAACCAGCTGACATTGTGCGGGCCATGCAGGCAGCAGGCAAGCCGGCTGCTAGAAAGATCTACAAAGATCTGACTACCACAGAGACACAGTTCAACGGACGCGGGACCGAGAACCTGGTTATACTGAAGGCATGGTAAAAGACTAAATATAGGGCACGGAGTCCCTAATGGTCGAACAACAATCTATTGATTTAATCACGCTAAAAACCAATCTCTTTGAGTATGTGCGCCTACAACTGGGCCATCAAATCATTGACCTTGAACTTGATCCTGCTCACCTAGAAGCAGCGTATCAAAGAACCGTTGGCACCTACCGCCAACGGGCCAACAATGCCTACGAAGAAAGCTACAGCTTTATGCAGTTGGTAAATCAGCAGAACATCTACACCTTGCCACAAGAAGTACAGAGTGTCAGACAGATTTTCCGACGTAGTTTTGGTATTGCTTCGGGTCCAACAGGTTCCAATTTTGATCCGTTTAGTCAGGCACAGATGAATGTGTACCTGATCAACTTTAATCAATCAGGCGGTCTTGCCACCTACGATTTCTACACCCAGTATGTGGAATTGGCAGCCAGAATGTTTGGCGGCTTCATAAACTACACCTGGAATCCTGTTACTAAAAAACTGCAACTTATCCGCAGCCCAACCGGTTACGGCGAAGTGGTCCTGTTGTGGACCTACAATCTCAAGCCCGAAATACAGTTGCTAGGCGACTACCAAATCCAACAATGGATCAAGGACTACATGGTAGCAGCCAGCAAGATGATCATTGGTGAAGCTCGCGAAAAGTTCGGAAGTATCGCTGGACCACAGGGCGGCGGCACTCTCAATGGCGCAGCAATGAAAGCCGAAGCACAGGCACAAATGGACAAGTGTATTGAAGAGCTCAAACTGTATGTGGACGCTTCTCAACCATTGACATTCGTTATCGGCTAAACACTACTCGACAAACTATTGTAGTTCTGTTACAATCATTAAATGCACCTTATGATTGACCTTGAAGGCCTAGCAACAGGACCGGACACAACCATTCTTACTATTGCCGCTCAAACGTTTGATCCGTTTGGCACGGGCTGGTACGACAAACATTACTATGCCAGAGTCACTTTAGAAAGTCAGGAAAATCGTGCTATCGACAACGGCACAATTGCATGGTGGGCTACTCAACCCGACCATGCCCGCGAAGAAGCGTTCAACGAACAAGACCGTATTCCCCTGGACCAGGCACTAGACGAATTGGCCAAAATGATCTGGCACTCAAAACTGATCTGGAGTCAAGGTCCCACATATGACATGAACATTCTTGAGCATGCCTACAAGAGTTTCAGCAAGCCTTTGCCCTGGAAATATTTTCAGGTTAGGGACTCAAGAACAGTGTTTAGTTTGTGGCCTGACCAGCCTATACCGATCACTAGCCACCATGCTCTCGAGGATTGTAGACGTCAAATTGGCATGCTACAAACTACACTAAAACATCTTGATGTCACAGAGTTAAAGTAATATCTTATCCTGGACATATTAGACTAAATAAAGTATGTTCGTTGATAACAAATATACAAAATATTATAATAATATAATTGTAAAAGCTTCATCTCGTAAATTAGATGAATATACAGAAAAGCATCACATTATACCGAGGTGTATGGGCGGAAGTAATGCCAAAGATAACCTGGTTATCTTGACCGCAAAAGAGCATTTTATATGCCACTTGTTGCTAACAAAAATGCTTACCGGCCCTTTAAAATATAAGATGGTCAAAGCGTCAATGATGATGGCTAATCGAATTGGCCCAGGGCAACAGCGATACAAAACCACGAGTAGGATTTACGAAATTTTAAAAACATCGTTACCACCTATGCCAGACAAAACCAGGTCGAAAATTAGTCAATCACAAAAAGAAAGATTTAAAGATAGAGATGGAACATTTTTGAACAGAACACATTCTGAAGAAACAAAAGAAAAAATGAGACAGTCTAGACTAGGCAAAAAAGACTCTCCTGAAGTTAAACTTATAAAATCTATAGCAGGAAAAAATAAACCCTCAGTCACTGATGAAACTAGAAAAAAGTTAAGTATTGCCAACAAGGGTCGTCCAGGGCTAACAGGAGAAAAAAATGGTTTTTTTGGTAAACACCACTCACTAGAACAACGCCAAAAAAAACGTGAAGAAAAACTCAATTCTACTAGACAACAATGTCCTCATTGTAGTAAACTAGTTGATCCAATGAACTATGCAAGATGGCATGGTGACAAATGTAAATTTAAAGGACAATAAATGGCAATTATAGCATTATGTGGTTTTATTTCAAGTGGTAAAGATACCATTGCAGATTATCTTGTGAATATTCATCAGTTTCGTAGAGAAAGTTTTGCCAACACACTCAAGGATGCAGTGAGTCATGTGTTTGGCTGGAACAGAGAACTGCTGGAAGGCCGTACCAAACAGGCCCGCGAATGGCGAGATCAAATAGATCCTTGGTGGGCAGAACGTTTAAAACTGCCCAAACTAACTCCACGCTGGGTGCTACAATACTGGGGCACAGAAGTTTGCCGACAGGCCTTTCACGACGATATCTGGATTGCTAGCCTGGAAAACAAACTGCGTAACTCCACAGATGACATTGTGATCAGCGATTGCCGGTTCCCCAACGAAATCCGGTCAATCAAGACAGCAGGCGGCATTGTGGTGCGTGTGACCCGTGGACCTGAACCTGCCTGGTATGATGCAGCCGTCAGCGTAAATCACGGACCCGACGGCAACTCTAGCTGGAGTATCAGCAAAGGCAAGCTGGAACGTAGTAAAATTCATGCCAGCGAATATGCCTGGGCAGGCACCAAGTTTGATGCTGTGCTGGACAACAATTCCACACTAGATCACCTGTACGAGCAGGTGCAGCAGCTGGTAACTCAACGATCAGCCTGAAGCTGGTTGGGAACCCAGGGTATATCAAGCCGTTTTACTTCTTCCATACAGTTCAAACAAACTGTACGTAAATTGTTCAAGGACACGTTGCGCATGTTTCCGTCCATGTGGCACACCAGCAACTGACCAGCGTATCGTGATCTAAAGCTGCATCTATCGCATGTGGCTTTTTTCTTGTAGCCTGCCTTCTTCCACAGGGCCTCAGGTGGCTTTATTTTTTTATTTCTTCTAATGCAGTGATCGCATTTGGTCCGATAGTGTACAACACCATCGCGAGTGTAGTTCACCGCTACCAAGCGTTGATTACAAGCAGCACATATGGGTCTCATGGTGTATTTACCACACAAACCTTTGCAAAGGGCAACGCAACACCACTGGTTTTGTCATCATCCGATAAATATCTACATAAGTTTTTAAAGGAGCCAAAATGGCACTAGTATCACCCGGAGTTCAAGTCACTGTAATTGACGAAACAAATTACATTCCTGCAGCCACAAACTCAGTACCTTACATGTTGATCGCCACGGCGCAAAACAAAGTTTCAGGTTCTGGAGTGGGTGTTGCAGCTGGCACACTAGCTGCCAACGCAAATAAAGTTTATTTGGTCACTAGCCAACGTGATTTATCAGCCACATTTGGCAATCCGTTTTTCTACAAAACCACAGTTGGTACACCAATCAATGGTTACGAGCTTAACGAATATGGTTTGTTGGCTGCGTACTCTGCCTTGGGCATCACCAATCGTGCTTATGTGCAACGTGTGGACATTGATCTTTCTGAGCTCACTGCCAGCCTGGTCCGCCCCACAGGCGAACCCAATGACGGCACATACTGGTTGGACACTGCCAACACCATCTGGGGCGCATTTGAATGGAACCTGACCACTGGTGCTTTTAGCAATCAAGTGCCATTGGTTATCACCAGCACTGCGGAACTGACCAGCGGAGTTCCTTCACAAGACTACGGCAGCATTGGCGATTACGCTGTGGTTGCAACCAACGTTGCCAATCCCATGTACTACAAAAATGGTGCAACAACCACAACTCAAACTACTGCTATTGCATTGTCGGGCTTGTACAATAACTGGGTCCTGGTTGGATCCGATGACTGGAAACTCAGCTACCCGACCCTGATAGGTGCCAATGCTGTGACTGTTGATTTAACAGCTGGCAACACCATGGTGATCAATGGTGCAAGTGTCACTGTTCCTGGCGCGCCCTACAATGATATTGATGGCCTAAGTGCAGCCATTAATTCTGCAAATATCACAGGAGTATATTCAGCTGTCATAGACAACAAACTGTGTTTGTTTGCTGATTCAACTGCTGTAGCCGACGGATCCACAGCCGACGATGGTATCATTGTGGTCAGTTCAGCTGGATCTACTGCTGGTCTGTTGACCACACTGGGGATCACTGCCAACGTGGCTACATATGCTCCTACTCTGCAGCAAAGTGCCAACTTCACTGTGCCACGCTGGAGAACCACAGATGATCAACCTCGCCCCACAGGCAGCGTCTGGAACAAGATTACCAGCAGCAATCTTGGAACCTCAATGGTTGTGAAAAAATATAGTGCTGCTCTGGGAGCATTTGTTCAACAATCTGCCACTGTTTATGAAAACGACTGGAATGCCAATGCTGCGCTAGATCCCACAGGCGGCGGCAAAAATATTCCTGCTGGCACAACTTATACACAGTATAATGTGGACCCAGCACCAAGTACAGTAAGTGCATATCCCTACAACAGCACCTATACTCTACAGGTATTTGAACGTAGTCCAGCTGGAGCAACAGTGATCACGGGCAGCACCAGTACACCTGTAGTGGCCAATGGCAATCAGTTTACCATTACCACAAGTATTGCAAATTCTACTTCTCTTACCAACACAGTGACCGTGACTGTGAATGGCAACACCACTGCTGATTTTATTACTGCTGTGAGTTCTGCAGGTTTTGCACATGTCAGTGCTGCGGTAGACAGTTCAGGTGCTATTGTGCTTACTCAAAACCAGGGCGGTACCATTCTACTGCAAGAAGTCACAGGAACTCCTGTGGCCAATGCTGGATTCACCACTAGCACCACAGGTTGCCGTAATATTGTAGATGGCAATGCCATTGAGTTTCTGCAACTTAGTGGATGGATTCCATTGGTTTACACTGCCAGCGCAGTTGCTCCAAATCAAGATCCAGCTGATGGCCGTTACTGGTATTATTCTACCACCAGCCAAGTTGATATCATGATTCAGAGTGGAACAGGATGGGTTGGATATCGAAACGAAACCAATGATGTTCGTGGTTACAATCTTTCTCTAACTGATCCAGCAGGACCACAAATTGCTGCCACAGCACCCACCACACAAAGTGATGCCACTGCGTTGGTGTATGGTGATCTCTGGATTGACACCAGTGATCTTGAAATTTATCCTGTGATCAAACGTTGGCAAAATGTTGAAGGTGTGGATCAATGGGTCCTGATTGACAACACTGACCAAACCACTGAAAATGGTGTGTTATTTGCAGATGCTCGTTGGAGCCCCACAGGTACTGTGGATCCAATCACAGGTAATCTGCCC